GGCATATGATGCGATTCACGCTGATCGTCCCAGATGGGACAATGGCTATCGATGATGTCGGCCATCAAATTAATGTTTCTTCTGCCCCGTCTGGCCTCCATGCGGTTCAGTGGTATGGCGCTTGGGGTGAAGAAGAATGGTCTGATGAACGTGGTCGGATTGTTCGCAATCAAGAAATAACCGAACCATCTCCATACCAATGGGCAATTGATGCCTGGACTGTTGCAGAGCAAGAAGCGCAAGAAGCGCAAGCTGCGGCTACAGCAGCCTCTGCTCTCTCTGCCGCACCATCAGAAGGCCCAACGGTGATCTGATGCGTCAGCATTGGTAGTGCCCAATGGAGTTGCCCAAACTTACTCCTGTCGTTCAATTCCTCACGGCTAGTTTTGCGCTGGCCGTGGGAGGCTACACGGCTGGAGAGAAGTTTGGGTGGTTCAAGAATGAAATCATTGCCTGGGCGCCAGAGCATTTTAGGATTGAACCGGCAAAAATTGGGCATCCCGTTACGGTAACAGTGGCGCGGATCAAAAAGCGCGACGACTGTTCTGTGGAAAACTTTGAGGTGACCATTCGCGACGGCGCTGGCGTAATCCACCAAGCCGCGCCGAGCATGACGCGGTTTACCGGCCCCGCAGGCCCAGAGATAGACACGTTCACCTACCTGCTGAACATCTCAGACAAGGAGACTATCGCCCCAGGCCGGGCGACGCTCTTGGCCACCATCAAATACAAATGCCCGGAGGGTGAGCGCACTGTCACCTACCCTCGGCATCAGAACCTGACCTTTATGTTGGAGAAGTGACATGGACAACCTTCTCAACCTCGTGCGCACGGTTGCGCCCAGCATCGCCAGCGCCGTTGGGGGGCCTTTGGCCGGCATGGCCACCAGGGCGATTTCCGAGGCCCTGCTGGGCAAGCCAGACGGCACTGAGCAGGAGCTTGCCGAGGCTGCGGCCAAGGCCACCCCAGATCAGCTGCTGGCCCTCAAGCAGGCCGAGCAAGATTTTGCCGTGAAGATGCGCGAATTGGATATTGACCTGGAGCGGATTGCTAATGCTGACCGCGACAGCGCACGGAACCGGGAAGTGGCCGCCAAGGACTGGACCCCGCGTGTCCTAGCCGGGTTGGTTACGGGTGGCTATTTTGGGGTGCTGTTTTATATGTTGATCAATGGCCTTCCAACGCACGGCGGGTCTGAGGCCATGTTGGTGATGCTTGGCACTTTGGGGACGGCCTGGGGTGGCATTATGGCATACTATTTTGGCTCCTCCGCCGGCAGTAAAGAGAAAACAGACGCGATGAATAGGATGGCTCGCAGATGAGCGAATTGTTTCCCAAGGTTCTCAAGTCTGTTCTGAAGCACGAGGGGCTTTGGAGCGACCACAAGGATGATCCCGGCGGCGCGACTATGAAGGGCGTGACGCTCCAGACGTATTCCGACTGGCTCGGGCGGCCGGCAAGCAAAGATGAATTGCGCAACATCCCAGATGACCACTTGGAGGCCATCTACCGCAAGGGATATTGGGCCAAGATCCGGGGCGATGAGCTTGCCGAGATCTCGCCTGGGCTTGCGGCATGCGCTTTTGACTTTGCGGTGAACAGCGGCCCAGGCCGGGCTGCCAAGGCCCTCCAGAGCCTTTGTGGGGCGGTTACGGATGGCGCGATTGGGCCCAACAGCCTGAAGCAGATAAAGGCCTGGGTTGGGATCCTTGGCCATAAAAGCGCAATTGAGGCCTTCCAGGCGTTTCGCCAGCATTACTTGGAGAGCCTGGACACCTTCGCTACTTTCGGCCGGGGTTGGACCCGGCGCGTTGCTGAAGTGCGGGAAGAGGCCCTCAAATTGTCTGCGGGGGCCTGAATATTCTCGGCAGTAAATTGCCTTGCCTTAGCTATGAGGCAGGGGCTATATTTGAAAAACGGCGCAAGCTGAAGCAGCTGCGGAGAGTAAATCCGGCGGAGTCAGCATGGCGTATGTAATGACCTACGACAGTTTGCTGGTCGATCTGCGACGTTATCTTGAGCGTGGCTTTACGCAGGAAAGCGACCAGATTGTCTACGACCAGTTGCCTCGCCTTATCACATTGGGCGAGCGCCGGATTGCGCGCGAGCTGAAGATTGAGGGCTTTATTCGTGCCGTGCAGACGCCGCTTCAGATTGGCGTTGCGGTCTACTTGAAGCCAGATCGGTGGCGCGACACTGTCAGCATGACGCTTAATGGTGCGCCAATTTTTGCCCGGTCTTACGAGTATTGCCGCAACTATTGGCCGAATGAGGCCCAAACTGGCACCCCGCAGTTTTATGCCGACTATGACTTCCAGCACTGGCTGATTGCGCCGACGCCTGACGCGGACAGCACTCTGGAGATTTTATATTACGAGCAGCCTGCGCTGTTGGGTGAAGAGTTGCAGACGAATTGGCTGACGGAATATGCGCCTGATTTGTTGCTCTATGCGGCGCTGTTGGAGGCGACGCCATTCTTGAAGAGCGACGAGCGCATGCAGACTTGGCAGGCTTTGTATGACAGGGCGGCTCAGGCCATTAGCGGCGAGGATCTGAAGCGCATCATGGATCGCAGCGCCAACAGGAGTGAAGCCTGATGACTATCTACACCGACGTTTTTGGCGGCGCTAATATCTACCCGAGTGAAATCAGCTACAGCTCAATCGCGCTTTCTGCTGATGTGACGCTCAGCTGGCCGGAAGAGACTTCCACCAATACCAATCTGGCGACCAGGATTATTGATGTCACGCCGGCATCTTCCGGCCTGAGCATCATCCTGCCGGATGCCAACAAGACTGGCACTGGCAATACGATCCTCTTCAATAACCGCGGCGGGAGCACGTTCACTGTCAAGAATGCCGTCGGCACGCAAGTTGTCACGATTGCGGGCGGCGAGTTGTGGCAGGTTTATGTTGCCAGCAACACGACGGCGGCCGGCACTTGGCGGTCCTTGCAGTATGGCGCGGCGGCGAGTGTCGCGAATGCCTCTGCCTTAGCCGGCAATGGGATTGTCGCGGTTGGCACTCTTCTCAGCCAGTCTGTCCCGGTCACGACGTTCAACAGCAACTACACGTCTGGAACTGCTGACCGCGCCCTCATGTACAATTGGACTGGCGCGGCTGGGGTGTTTACGCTGCCGGATCCTGCAGTGGTGGGCAATAATTGGTTCCTCTACCTGCGCAATTCAGGCACTGGCGCCATTGTGGCGACGCCGCCGGGTATTGTCACGATTGATGGGTCTGCGACGCTCAGTTTCCAGCCGGATGAGTCGGCCATCATTGTTTCGGATGGCACCAACTTCCACACCATTGGATTTGGGCAATCTGCGACTTTCGCGTTTGACTATACTGTCATTAGTGTTGCCGGAACTGGCACCTACACGCTGACAGGGTCTGAGCTCAATCGTATTGCGTACCGATTTGCTGGCGTGTTGACTGGCAATCGGATTGTCGTCGTTCCGGCGACCATTCAGCAGTATTGGGTCGATAACCAGACGACTGGCGCGTTTACGTTGACGATTGCGCCATCTGGCGGCGGCTCTAGCGTCAACATTGCCCAGGGCTCTCGCTCTATCCTCTATTGCGATGGAACTGACGTTCTTGAGGCCGACACTGCCGGCGTGTCTTTCCCTATTACAATTGCCCAAGGCGGAACGAATGCCACCACGGCAAGTGGCGCGCGGATTAACTTGGGCGGCACTTCGACTGGGATTGCTCTATTTACTGCGGTGGATCAGGCGGCGGCTTGGGCTGCCTTGGGCGTTGCCCAGGCCGGCAATATCAATGGCGGCACGTTCTGATGAAGGCAACGACTGTCGTCCTCAAGTCTGCGGCGGGCATTAAGCGTGACGGTACGCGCTTTGAGGGCGACAATTATATTGACGGCCAGTGGGTGCGGTGGCAGCGCGGCTTGCCTCGCAAGATTGGCGGCTATCGTTCTGTTCAAAAATATCTAAGCGAAATCAGCCGCGGCTTTTCTACATTCACCCAGAATGGGTTTGTTTACTGCCATTCTGGCAGTGAGAATTACCTTGAGCGGTTCACGATTGATGCGAGCTTCAACAGCTCGGTTGTGACTGACAGGACGCCTATCAATGTGGCCGCGACTGCGACGGTGACATTGACTGGCGGCGCTGCTGGGTCTGTTGATATGATCACGGTTGACGGCGTCAACATCATGTCTGGGTCTGTCGCCTTCACGACGAACTTATCGACCACGGCGACTGCAGTTGCGGCCAACATCAATGCCCACACGTCTGTGCCGGAATACACGGCGGCGGCCGTCGGCCCAATCATCACGATCAGTGCGGCGGCTGCGGCTGGGTCGGATCCCAATAGCTACCAAGTGGCGGTCACGACCACCACCATCACAGAGACGCACACTGACATGGCCGGCGGGTCATTTGCCTACACGGCAAGCGCCGACAATGCCTGGATGTTTGACTATCAGTATGAATCGTCTTCAAACCAAAACTACATCCTTGCGCATGCCGCCCCGAATTTGAGTTGCATCTGCAATGACCAGGGTGGCCAGATTTTCTATGGCGATGTTTTGGGGACGAATAAGCTGAAGTCCATTTCGCTGCCGGCCGATGCAAATGCCACTGGCGGAATTGTCTCCCTGCACCCGTATTTGTTTTACTACGGCACTGATGGGATCATTGGGTGGTCCAAGCCTGGGGAGCCGACAGAGCTTCGCGATACGGCTGCAGGTGCCGGATTGGCGCGCGTGTGGGGCCAGAAGATCATCAAGGGCCTTCCCTTGCGTGCTGGCTCTGGGAGTGCCCCTGCGGGCATCTTCTGGGCATTTGATGCGGTCATCCGCGCCACCTTCACGGGTGGCGCTTCCGTCTTCCAGTTTGACGTTGTCGCGACTGACACGTCTATTTTGTCTCCCACCTGCGTCATTGACTATGACGGCGTGTTTTTCTGGTGTGGCGTTGACCGTTTCATGATGTTCAATGGCGTGGTGCGTGAAGTGCCAAACAATATGAATATCAATTACTTCTTTGACGGTCTTAACAAATCACAGCAGAATAAGGTCTTTGCCTTTAAGGTGCCTCGGTATGGCGAGATTTGGTGGTGCTACCCGCGTGGCGATGCCACCGAATGCACGCATGCCGTCATCTACAATGCCCGCGAAAACACTTGGTACGACACTGAGTTGCCGAATGGCGGGCGTTCTGCCGGCCAGTTTGCAAACTCCTTTGCGGCGCCTGTTCTGACGGGCGTCACTCAGAATGTGGACGGCTACAAGGTTTGGGTGCAGGAGCAGCTGACTGACGAGTATGATGGGCCGAACATCTTCCCCATCCAGTCATACTTTGAGACTGCCGACTTGTCGCAGTTGGTTCAGGGCCAGAACGAGTATCTGCGGATCACGACGATTGAGCCTGACTTTGTGCAGCGCGGCGCGATGACTGTGCAAGTTACTGGCCGAGCTAATGCAAGGGCTCCAGAGGTTTACAGCACAATCTTCACGTTCCCTGAGAACCCATCCACGCCACATGAACAGATTGTCATGCTCAAGGAGCAGCGCCGTGAATTACGGGTGCGATTTGAAAGCAATGAAGTCTATGGCGATTATCAGATGGGCCAGATCATTGGCCATATGTCTGTGGGCGACAGGACGGTACTGGGATGAGCATTCGCGTTACTCTCCCTACTGGGCTTGGGTTGCGGGATTGGGCAGATCAGATTGCCTTGGACCTTGATCCTTATGGCACCTTTGGGCGTCTGGACATTGAGGATCAGTGGCAGAATTGGGCCATGCAGTTTCTTAACAATATGACGCTCAAAGAAAATTTCCCAATCCCATATTATTTCGATAATTGGCGGGAATGGGCTGAGCGTTTTTGTCAGGCTTTGGAGTAGCGATATGGCGATGATCCGCGATCAAATTATGCAGGTAGCTCAGTCTGACCCAAGCTTCTCTCAGGCGATCGACGCCATGGAGCAGGCGGTCATCAATATGCCCGTCACTCCAGAGGATCTGGATGAAATCATCGCCCTCTTGGAGTTTGTGATCCAGAACCCCGACAAGTATGGCGAGGTTCGTCAGGCGGCGATTGAAGACGAAGAAATCGACGAGAATACGCTGCCGCCTCAGTTTGATCCGATTTACATCATTTCGCTTTTGGTTGCGCTGTATGGCCTGCAGGATCGCCTGCAAGAGCAGGGCTATGCCCGTGGTGGCCTGACTGTCGCGGCGCGGCGTGTGCAGGCTGCCGGGCGTGGCGGCGATACAATCCTAGCGCACATAAACCCCCAAGAGGCGGAAATGCTGCGCCGAGCTGGTGGCTCTGGCACAATCAATCCCCAAACTGGCCTGCGCGAATACAAGCCGTTCTGGAAGAAAAAGAATTTTGGTCTAGGATCTAGTCTTGGCCCAGTCCTCGCGGCAGCTGCGCCGATTGTCTTAAGCATTGTCGCCCCAGGCATTGGCACGGCGATCGGCACGAGTATCGCAGGCGGCCTTTTCGGGGGCACTGCCATGGCTGGCTTGGTGCCATATATTGCGCCCGCCCTCGGCGGTGCTCTTCTTGGCGCCGGCTCGTCTGCACTGACTGGCGGCAATCTAATGCAGGGCGCCTTGAGTGGCGCAATTGGCAGTGGCTTGGGCAATGTTCTTGGCCAAGGCATTACTTCTGGCTTGGGCCTGGGATTGGGTGAAACTGCCTCGAATATTTTGGGCGGCACTATTCTCGGCTCGGGTGCCTCGGCTATTCAAGGCCGTAACCCGTTTAGCGGTGCTCTGCGTGGTGCGTTGGGCGCTGGCATTGGCGCTATCGGCAAAGAATTTGCTGGCGACATTGCTGGCTTTGGTCCTGGCGCTGGCGGCACTGAGGGCATTAAGCGCGGCATTGAGGCGGGCACCTCGGGCTTTGGCACTGGCCTGACTGCCGGGATGGATCCAAAGCAGGCGGCGGCGGCCGGCGTTCTGTCTGGCTTGGCATCTGGGTTTATCAAGCCATCCCAATCTGTGGTTCAGAATATGAGTGGTGAAGTGCCACTGGCAACGCCTGTGCAACAGCCTGACGGCACGCTAGCGCCGGCGCCGGGTTCTGCTGGCGTGATGCCTGACGGGCGCCCTGGCGTGTATCAGGCTGATCCGAGTACTGGTTTCATTGAATTGAAGCCCGCCCCCGGAACTTACCAACTGAACGAACAAACCAGACAGATGGAGTTTAGGCCACAACAGCGTGGCATTCTTGAAACTTTAGGTCTTGGCGCTCCTGCAGGGCAGACGCCGGCGGCTGCCGGCGGCCAGTCTTCTGGCATTGGCGGCCTTCTCGGCGGCAATCTTGCGCCTCTTCTTGCGGGTGGCGCGCTGCTGGCATCACAGGGTGGCGGGCAGGCTCAAGCCGCCCCGCCACAAACGCGAGCGTTGCCGGCCGCGCAGCAGGAATACATCAACCGTCCGGGCGTTGTCTGGGATTGGGCCAGGATGCAGCGCGATGCGACAGCAAGCAATCTGACGCTTGATCAATTCATGGCGCGCAATTGGCCGAGGGTCACGTCTGGCGAATACAATGCCGCTCCGATGGCGCAGGGTGGCCTGAGCATGGTGTCTCGTTTCGTAAGGGGCGGCGGCACTGGCCGATCAGACGAAATCAGCGCCAAGCTTTCTGATGGCGAGTATGTGATTGACGCCGAGACTGTCGCGATGCTTGGTGACGGATCTAGTAAGGCTGGCGCAAAAAAGTTAGATGAAATGCGCAACCAAATCCGGCAACATAAGGGTAGGGCGCTGGCCAAGGGTAAGTTTAGCCCTGACGCCAAGTCGCCCCTGACATATCTGAAGGGGGTCGCATAATGTCTGGCAGTCTGTTTCAAGGTACGCCACAGGCGGCCACCTCTTATGTCACGACCACGCAGGAAATGCCTAAGTGGCTGCAAGATGCCATTTACAATCAAATTCAAGTCGCGACCAATGTGGCCAATCGCCCCTACACTCCATACACGGGGGATATGGTTGCTGATCTGACGCCCCTTCAGCAGCAGGCCTACCAACAGGCGCAGCAGAATGTTGGCGCGTATTTGCCCGATATGTCTTTTGCCACCTCCGGCATGAAGAACATCAGTCAAGATACGACTGCGCCTGAATTGCAGGCGGCGCAAAACCCATACCTTCAGCCTGCTTTGTCTGGCTACAATCTTGGCGCCGGTCAGGGGTATTTCGCCCAGGCTGGTGGCATGAACATCCCCGGCGCGGCGCAGCCGCTTATGGCCAAGGCAGAGACGACGACTGGCCAATCTTTGGCAGAGCGTGCATTGACCGCCGCCAATCCCTACTTGACTGCCGCCGGCCAGACGTCTGCCTCGCAGGTTGGCCAATATATGTCGCCCTACCAGCAGGGGGTCTTGGATGCCATTGCCAAGCAGGGCGCCAGGAATTTGAGCGAGAATATCCTTCCCCAGGTGTCTGATGCGTTTGTTCGCGCCGGGCAGTTTGGATCTTCGCGCATGGGTGAATTGGGCTCTCGGGCAATCCGTGACACGCAAGAGGCCGTCCTGAAAGAGCAAAGCCAAGCGATGCAACAGGGCTATGCGCAGTCTATGGCGGCGGCCCAAGCTGATCTGGCGCGCCAAGGGCAATTGGCTGGCACTGTGGGTGGCATTGCAGGCTCTGACCTGTCGCGCATTCTACAGGGCGGTGCTCAGCTTGGCAGCTTGGGCCAAGCGACTGGCCAATTGACTGCACAGCAAATGCAAGCCTTGGCAAACCTCGGCCAGATGCAGACGTCTGCCGGGCAGGCGCAGCAACAGTTTGGCTTGACTGCCGCCCAGCAGGTTCAGCAGGCGCAGGCGCAGGATTTGGCGCGTCAGGCGGGTGCCTTGCAGAACCTGACCGACATTACGCGCCAAACTCAAGCATTGCGCACTGCAGACGTCGCGGCCTTGGAGGCGGCTGGCAGTGCCCAGCAGCGCCAGAGCCAAGCTGATTTGGATGCGGCTAGGATGCAATTTGAGCGCGAGCAGTTGTATCCACGCCAGCAGCTTGATTGGCTGAGCACTCAGATCCGCGGCATGGCGCCGATCACGCCGTCTCCGAGTGTGCAGTCTGGCGTGACTACCGGCCAGACGTACTCGCCGTCTCCGCTTTCTCAATTGGCGACTGGGTTGTACACCTATAAGGGCCTTCAGAACATTTAAGGAGCCGGGATATGGGAGCCAAACTTAATAATCTCATGCAGCAGTATGGGATTATGCCCGGAAATGGCTTTGCCTCCGGTGGCCGTGTGCGCACACATTACCAGACGGGTGGCGGGGCTGAGGTTCCTCCCTCCTCTGATCCGCTTGAAGAGCTTGATGCCTTCTATTCCAATCAGCGCAATTTCTCTCGCCCCCAAACTTTAGGCCCAGCATCGACTTATCGTGAATTGCGGCGCGTTGCAGAGATGAATGAAAATTTGGCGCCCCCCAGTTTTAATGCTGGCGAGGGCTTGCCGGTTTCTTCGACTGAGGATGTGCCATTGAGCGAGTGGCAAGGCTCTTGGAGCCAATTGCCGCAAAGCAATGAGATGCCGGTTTATGTCACCGAAGAAGAGCCGACTGGAGGCAATGCTGGCAATGAGCCCGCGGCTGCTGCCGCGCCTCCTCCTGCCGCCAGCGCGTCTCCGCTTGAGGGGATGTTGGCGCGTTATCTGACGCCAACAGGCAGCGGCTCACGGGAATTGGCGGAAGCCCGGCGCCGTTCTCAAAGTGAGAGCGAGGCCTTCTACAACATGATCCGCCAGATGGCCGAGCGTGGCGAAAGCCCGACGTCGCGCGCTGAGATGTATTTCCGGCTTGCGTCTGCATTTGGCGCGCCGACCAGGACCGGAACTTTTGGCGAGACGCTTTCAAACGTCGGCAAGGAGCTTGGCGAATACACCAAGGGCCGCCGCGCAGAAGAGAGTGAGCGCCGTGGCCTGATGTTGAAGGCGCAAGAGGCCAGGATGGCCGGCGCACGCGAAGAGTTGTCAACCACGCGCGCCTTGGCTGCCCAAGAGGCTACTGAGCGTCGTGCGATCGCCAACAGCATGCTGCAGGAATACATCAGGTCTGGCCGCCCGCAATCGAATGCCGGCAGGGCCGCTATTGATGCTGGCTTGCGGCCGGGCACTCCAGAGTTTCAAGATTTTGTGCGGCGTCAAACCGAGCTTGATATTGAGCGGACCCGCCAATTGATTGAGGCCCAGGGCGAAAACATCCGCTTGCGGGCAGAGCAGGCCGAGCGTCTGTCGCCGACAGAAATCCGCTTGGCTGACGAAACCATGCAGAATGTTTCTACCGCCCGCGACAACCTCTCTACCTTGCGCCGGGCGTTGGAACTGAATGAGCGCAGCACGCCAAGCAATTTGACTGAAGGCGTGATTACGGCACTGCGTCGGCGGCTGGGCAGCACTGCGCCGGAAGTGGTCAACACGGCCGAGCTGCAGAACATGCTGTCTCGCCTCACCTTGGCGAGCCTCAAGGAGACGTTCCCTGGCGCGATCAGTAATGACGAGCGCAGGGCCTTGGAGGCCGTCAGTGGCGTTACGGCGCAGTCTCGCGAAGAGCGTCGGCGCATTCTGCAGAATGCCATTGAAAATCTTGAGCGTATTGTGCCTCGGTATGACGAGAAGGTTCGCGAAATCAGAAGCGGCGCCTTTGGTCGGCAGCAACGGTGAAGTGAAGGGGTCGGGCAATGACTGACGAAGAATACGATCGCGCACTCCTTTCTCGGGATCCGTTCACCACCCAGGCTTCGCGCATGGGCGTCAGGAATGTGCCCGTGCCTGCAAACCAGCCCTTGGAAAACGAATATTACCGGGCGCTGATTGGCCAGGGTTTGGGCATGGGCTGGGGCGACGAGGCCGAGGCTTGGCTTCGCTCCAAGCTTCCTGGCGGCCGGTCTTATGAAGAAGAGGTGGCGGACCTCCGGCGCCGGTATGCTGAATTTCAAGAGCGTAACCCGGTGGGCGCAAACGTCGCCGAGTTTGTCGGGGGCGCGTTGCCGACTGCCGTCAGCCTGCTTGCCACGCCATTTACGGGCGGCGCGGCGGCTCCGGTGGCCGCTGCAGCCACGGCGCGCACTGCAGGAGCCCTCGGGCGCCTTGCAGGCCAATACGGCCGCACGGCAGGTATAGGGGGCGCCACGGGCGCCGTGACGGGCGCAGGCGTGGCAGACGAGGGTGACCGCCTGAATGAGGCCGTCGTGGGCGGCCTGCTGGGCACTGGCGTGGGCGTGGCGTTGCCGGCGGGCATGCAGGCTGTTTCTGGCGCCCGCAGGATGCTGCGTGATGCCTTTGCGTCGGGCGATGATGCGACTTCAAGGGTTGCATCAGAGCGCATCAACCAAGTGCTGGAGCGTTCTGGCATGACGCCGGCAGAGGCCGAGGCGCGCATCCTGGCGGATCAGGCGCAGGGCATCCCCACATCCTTGGCCAATCTGGATCCCAAGATGGCGGCGGCCCTGGAGCGTGCGGCTGTGCGGGGCGAGGGCACGGAGCGGATGGTGGTCGAAGAATTGGCCCCCAGGCTTGAGCGTTCACGCCAGCGTGGTGCCGTTCAGACCCAGCAGCGCCTTGGTGCCGGGGATCTCTTCCAGCAGGAAGAGGCGATCGCGCGTGACTTGCGGCGCAACGCTGACCAGAATTACCGGACTGCTTATGCTGTGGGTGATGTTGAGGATCCACAGATCACTCAAATGCTGCGCAGCCCCGCGGTAGTTGGTGCCTGGAAGGATGCCGCTGAATTGGCTCGCCTTGATGCCCAGGCCGCCCGGTCCAGGGCAATTAGGGCTGGAGATGAAAACTTCAACGCAAGGGATTTTTTGATCCGCGCGCCCGGCGACACGCCTGACGTCAAGACGATCGACTATCTGAAGCGCGCCTTGGATGAGAAGATCAATTCTCTGTACAGGTCTTCCGATACTACCGCCCGCACTGAAGCCGCGGCGCTGCGCACCATCCGCGACAATCTGCGGGACCGCACCAAGGAAGTGGTGCCTGCCTATCGTGAGGCCCTGGAACGGTATGCGGGCGACGTTGAGGTCAAGCAGGCCTTGCGCACTGGCTTTGAAGACTTCCAAAAGCTTCCGCGTGAGGAAATTGAGCGCATGTTCACGCGCCCACCCTCGGCCGGCGGCATGAGCGACGCCGAGAAGGAGGCCTTCATTACGGGCGTCAATCGGTTCCTGTATGGCCAGATTATGAATGCCCCCGCCGGCCAGAATGCGGTGGCCCGCCTTATCAGGTCGCCTGAGATGGGCGAGAAGTTGCGGCCGATGTTCCCCAGCAATTCGCACTACGAGATGTTCAAGAGCGCCCTGGAGCGTGAGGGGCAGTTGTTTGAGCAGGGCACCAATGCCCTGAAGGCTGCCGTGCAGGGTGGCCGTTTGCGGGCCGCCGGCGAGATTGATTCAAACAGCCAACTCGGCCAATTGCTGGGCGACTTTCTGACGCAGAGCACGCGCGGATCTTTGACGAGTTTGGCGGCGCGTGCTGCGCGCAATGCCAGCATCAGCGAAGAGGCGGCAGAGCGCATCACCAGGATGCTCATTTCCTCCAAGCCAGAAGAAGTCTCTGCCGCGGTTCGCCTGTTGGAGAATTACGGCGAGCGTAGTGCCGGCCGGGAGAGGACGCTGCGCCAGCTGCAAACTGGCGCAACGACGGGAGCGGCGACCTCCATGCTTCCCCGCCAGCAGGCCCAAGAAGACGTTGACGTGCTGGGCCGCTAAGTTTTGGCGGCGTAGAACTTCTCCAGGATTGGCGCGAGGGCGGCGGCATCAAACTCGCTGCCCTCTTCTTTGTCTACCCGCCCGATATAGAATTTGCCGGGCTCCATGTGGGTGGAGGGGGCGATGAACAGGTTGCCAATGCGGATATGCCAGATGCAAGTTGGCGCGTATTTCTGTGTCATTTGCGGCCTCAAAAAAGTGATTGTTGGGTTGCTTTTTTACCCCGGAAAACAGGGTTTTTTGCGTCTATTTTTTTTGCCATATTTTCTGGTATCTGAGCGGCTGCCTTACTGCTGCCATTGTGGTTTCTGGCGATGTTGGTGCTGTCTGCTGAGGCGAAAGGGCCAATGCCCCTGGCTTGCCTCCTTCATGGCTCGCAGCATATGAACCCAAGGCTTCCTTCCGGATTTTTCCAATAAATCCCACGCCTCTTCTATTCTTGCTTCCCAAACACTGTTTCTTGGGGTGGCATATTCTCCGCTGCTGCCAAAGCATATCTTTGGCCATTCATCTGCTAATCGGCGCAATCTATCTAGGCTTTCATGGAGATGCCACACAGGAGCAACAAACTCCCTAGGAAGCGGGTTTTCCTTCAGCAACACGTCATTGGCTTCTTCATCTCCATCAATCACATCTGGAAGAACCGCCCAATGGGGATGACGCAATGCTGGCGCGCACCATTCATAAAATGCGGGCCAATCTATGGTGATACCCCGCGTCCAAGCGGAGAAGGCGCCGTTATCCAGCATGACAGATGCACCGTGTTGCAGGCACCACTTCAGATCATGCGGGGCCATGAATGAAACGCAGAAATGGCGTCCCGGCATCGTGGCGAGGGCGGTTCTAGGGGTGATTGGGGTTCCGTGATAGTGCAACATCAGCCACCCCACCGCGATTGATTACCTTTGATGCCGGCATCCGATTTGGCTTCTGATAAAGCCCCTTGAAGGCACTTGATGCCTCTGGTTTTGGCTAGATGCTCCCATTGGTGCTTAGTTAAACCCATCATTCGTCCTGCATCGCGTACCGTATAACCTTGCTCAATAAATTGCTTCATTTTCTCAACACGATCTTTCATTAATTCGGGCGTTGCTCTGTTTTCCATTATTTGCGGCCTATCGTTTCGTTTTGTTGGATCCTGATGTCGCTGTTCCGGTAGGTCCAGCATTCGCGGGTATCGTCTTGAAAGCAGACCCAGAGAAGATCTGCTTCTGGCCCGTAGTCAATCACGAGATGCGCCCAGGCTTTTCCTCTGGGCGTGATCAGTGGCAGGGGCGGGTTCAGTTGTTGGATCATTTTGGCTTTCCATCATAACGGCGGCCTTCTCGACTGAGATGATCAGGCTGGAGAGTTTGACGTTGCAGACCGTGGCAAAAGTCACGAGGTGAGCCCAGCTAGGGGATCCCCGGCCACCCTCCCAGGATGCCACTGCTGATCGAGATACGTTCACCCGCCGGGCCAACTCAGTCGTTGACCAGTTGCGATATTTACGCGCCGCGCGCAGGGATACCCCCAACGCGCGTGCGTACAATTCATTGCGTGCTCGTGGCATTAAGTATCAATCAACTTTTCCACGAAGTTGATGCCCTTCCTGGTAATGAGGATACGGACCTTGCGGCGGTCAACTTTCTCTTCGCGGCGCCGTTTGAGGAGGTCTTGCTCTTCAAGTTTGTCCAGGCAACGGGAGACTGCCGGCGCGGTGACGCCAAGCTCTTCTGCCATTTCGTGGACCAGGAAATTGGTTTCCTGCAGGTAGGCCATGAACAAGATCTTCAGTGAGAGCTTGTTTACCTTTCCAGAGCGAGCCAGCACGAGATTGATGAATTGTGCCTTTTCAAAGATGGTCATTGTTATCTCCTGTCTATGCGTCTGCTGACGCCTGTTATGATTTCAAAGGGGTTGATGCTGCGCTTGTTTTTGCAGTCGCAGCAAATTCGGTTGTGGTTGCCTTCTGAGTCAAACTCCTTTTTGCAGCACATGCAGGGCCTGGGGCGCAGCATGGGCTTTGGGGCGACGTGCAGCCCGGCTTGCTTGTGGGCTGCTTCTGGTGGCGCCGGCACTCTGTAGACCTGCCTGCTCCTGACTGATCTGATGGTGCGATCAGAGACGTTGAACAACTTGGCCAACTCGTGGCTTAATTTTCCGCTGTTGCGGATTTCTTCCACCTGATCATCCGTAAGCTTGCGGTTGAAATAAGCGGCCTTGCTCATAAGCTTTTCACCAAGTTGTAGAGGATCATCAATATCAGGTCGATCATTTGTCTTCCTGCCATGCTCTTTCAAAAATATCGGGCGGATCTCTGTTTTC